ATAGAATTTTAGAACAGCGAAGCCAGAACACCAAGGAGTCGGGTTATCTTCTAGATAATTGAACTGTTCACCATCAGGATCAGCTAGCATCCCCGTAGACACGCCGTACCTTCTCCCTTGATAGTCACCCCATCCTTTAACTTCCAAAAGATGGGTATGGCCTGAGACCGTAGAGACCCCAGCTTTCAACGTGTTGTTGTAACCAGAATGAATACCCGAATGTTGAAGTCTGTGCTTGATCATGCAAATATCATTAACCATGATCGACCAACTTACAGACCATTCTGGTATGTGATCCTTGAGCGTTGTTCCTTGGATACCTCGAAACTCAGGAACGGCCCCAGCAAGTTTACGATCAAACCGTATGTCGTGGTTTCCAAGTGTTCGGTGAAGATAAGTTCCTAGACCCTTACAAGCCTTAACGATCTTATCCATGTGCCACTGGACAGCCTCAAGCTCATCCTTAAGACTGACAACAGGAGTCCAGTCCATAGGCCCAAAACGGGAGATCGTTCCACCGTCGAGGATGTCTCCGTTTGCAATGATTGCCTTGGGTTTTAGGGTCTTGATTAGTTTTAAGAGGGCGTTAAAGCCAACAGAAGGCTCTCCAGGCATGAAGTGCGCGTCAGAGAAAACAATGACGTAGCCTTCTATGTCGAGCGTTGCTCGCTTGCGATTTTCAGGGAGTGTAAGCCTGCCATCTTTTGTAGGCAGTCTTATGCCACGTTTGTTTTCGATAGTGCGCCGACGGTCGTAGATGTTTCTGACGGCTACCCCGAAATGCTCTGAAATTTTGACGGGACTACCTATCTCATTCCAAACCTTGACGAACTCATCATCGGTGATCTTTCTTGCCACGCCAAGCTCCGCGCTCTATGCTCTGGATCATCTTCCGAGGGATGACCAGAGACTGAGCAATTGCGTCGTCAGTCAATGACTGACAAATTTTCACGCCCTGCTTGTTCTCTGATAATAAGAAGCCTACAGAAACAACAAGCGGAACCTGAAACTCCTTGGCTTTCTCTGGGCTATCACCCCAACCCAAAGTGTCGTGGCAGGCATCTTCCCAAACTACTTTAACTATCGGGAATTTGTGCTTCATTCTTCTTGTCTTTTATAGCGTGATACCACTTCCAGACAAGCCAGCCGGACTGTAACACAATGTAGAGCAGGGTGGCAATAGCAACCCACTCGTTAAGAGTCAGACCGCCAACAGTCACGGCAGTCGTGATTGCAATCGGCGGTGCTGCCTTGATTGCTTCCGAGGCTATGTCTGACTTCTGTTCAGGTGTCATGATTCTTCAGGTTTTATCTGCGCCTCAGCCTGCTCCTTGATCTTCACAATCAAAGGCCACACGCCTGTCTTTGCCGGCAGATCGCCAAGCACGTTGAGGATAAATTGGATTTCGTTTTGGTCGAGGTTTAAGTTCATGGTGCTGCCGGTTCTTGTGTTGGAGTCGACGTTGGTTCTGGTGTCGCAGTCGGTGCTGGCCTGTTAGCTTCCTGCGGAGCTGGCACGGGAAGTTGAGGAACCGCTTGCTCTTTGATCTTCTCCACCAATGGTGCGATCTGAGCATAAGGCATGTTTCCTAGTGCGCCCATCACTGCATTAACTTCATCCAGCGTAAGCTCTAATTTGATCTGTACAGGGTTCATGCTTGGCTCCAAGGAAGTGGTGTGTTTTGCGGAGTCACGGGGGGCGTGATCATTGAGTTGATCTGACCCTGCACGCAGGCTTCCATGTTGGCCACTCCAGTCTCGCCCAGAGCAGCTTGCACCCACCCGATCACCCGCTCTTGTGTGAGCTGGGTGTAGGGGGTGAACGCGCCATCCTGCTGCGTGAATTGATTGCTGCCGCCAATCGAAGCGGTGTACTGGCCGTCCACGCCGGTCAGAGTCCAAAGCACGTTGACCACGAACCCCGGCTCGGGGGTATCGAGGGTGTACATGCGATCAATAGTCCAAGTGAAAGTAGTCATGCTCAAGCTCCGGAAGTTGGCGGGTTGGGGTCATACGGCTGGGGCGACGGTTGGCTCCAAGCGTAGTTGGCGATGTTGAGGTAGTAAGCCTCATTCAACACCTCTGCCGCCTGCGGGTCGTTGGGCACGAGTACGCAACGCCAGTAGGTTGACGAGATGACAACACCATCCTTCAGGACATCGGTGCTTTTGCGAACCCCGATGCATCCGTTGGGTTGGATGTCGAACTGAGAGATGTAGGTTACTTCTTCAAACTGAGCCATGATGGGCCTCCATAAATTTAGCCGCCTTGCGCTTGTTCTCGCTTGACGGAATGACTCTTAGATTTGCCGGAACATGAAGCCCCGACACCGTTTTACCTTTCAGCGGCACGATATGGTCAACATCGTACTGAATACCCGTCTCTGCGCTTAGGCGTTGTGCTTCAGCGTAGAAGGCTCGACTTTCTTTGCGATCCACCCAAGGTGGCGTTGCCAGTTTGGTTCGTTCCTGCCTTGCGTAGAAGTATTCAAGGTAGTTTTCCTTGTTTGCTTCGTAGTATGCTTTTGAGTTTGCAAGGTGTTGCTCACGGTTTTTAGCGTACCAAGATCGGGTCAGTTCGCCATGCCGGTCTTTGTTCTTTGCAACCCAACGCTTGCCTGACTCGTGCTTGCAGGATTTGCACCACGAATGGTATGAATCACGATCAGACCGTTTGTAGAACTGGTCTAACGGCTTTTCTTGTTGGCAGTGTGGGCAGGTTTTCATTTATGCGGTGGCTTGATAAACAAAAGAGAAACGAATAGCCAAATTTGTAGTCGTCAAGCCGCCCGTATTGTTAGCATTGTTGTCTGTAAAGAAATTAATATATCCAGTGTCAATGTTAATGCTGCAACACAAATTAGCAGCATTGTTATTTATAACGATGCTGACAGACCCCAGCGATGTGCTTGCTGTATTTCCAGAAGGCGTAAAGGGTAGGCCCGCAAGAGAATTAGAAGTGAAGTTCGTGGTAACAGTCACATAACCACGGATATAAACCATCCGACCAACCTTCACATACTCTCCAACCGCGCCAGAGATTGCCCCCGTAGCATCACCTGCGGTGGTCGGTGTCCAAGTCCCACGCTCATAGTCATCCAGCGTGTTGGCGTTGGACGATGCGTTTTGGGTGGCTGGGAAGGTGATGCCGGTGCCGGAAGTAGTGGCGGCTGAACCGCCTAAACCAATGTTATTTTTCAGGTCTAGGTTCCCACCGCTCGTGATGCGGGCGCGTTCGGCAACTGTTCCATCTAAAGCAGTCTCAAACGTCATGTAAGCATCTTGAGTGCTTCCAGTTGATGTCCAATTGCCTTCGGTTTTTACGGCAATCCTTCCAGCATCAGCAACCGCTGGCGTTGTAGCATCGTAATAAAACTGATTAAACAAAATACCCGTTCCGGTATTTGTCATTGATGCCGCATTGCCGCTGTTAGTAAGCTCTAACAAATCCGTTGTGGCTGCTGCTGTTCCTGCTTTTTGTACATCAAGAATGCTTGAAGGCGAACTCGTCCCAATCCCCACGTTGATACCGCTAGCCGTGTAGAGACTTGTGGAGGTGAGGCGCATGGCTTCGGTGTTGGCAGTAAACCAAGCGTGAGAACCTCCAGTGCCTGCGGTGTATGAAAGAACCCCACTATTGATGAAGCCAAAACCGTAACTATTGCTGCTTTGGGATGAACTTACTTCGCCGTTGTCATATACTCTAATGGCGTTTGCATAGCCATTGTTTCCAAGAAACTGTTTGCCAAATGAAAGAATTGAGCCAGCAGCATCGGTTGTGTTGATTGAAAGTTTGCTCCCATCAAACGTCAGCGCACTCCCGCTCGTCGCTACCTTGCTGCCGTTCAGATACAACACGCCGTTAGCAGTGCCGCCGGAGAGTGTTAGGTTGCCTGTGGCAGAGAGCGTGGTAAACGAACCCGCAGCAGCAGTAGTGCCTCCAATAGCAGGAGGAGAAGCTAGGTACGTAGAAAAGCCTGTGCCAGAAACCGTAGACGAGGCAGATAAGGTGGTAAATGCTCCTGTGCTTGGTGTGGTAGCCCCAACAGTACCGTTGATATTGATGGATGCTGTGCCGGTAAGGTTTGTGACCGTTCCAGACAAGGGAGTTCCTAGCGCACCACCGTTAACAATAAAAGCACCTGAGCTTCCAGTGTTTACCCCCAGCGCAGTTACAACGCCCGTTCCTGTTGTGAGATTGGTAAAGCCACCAGTACCGTTACTTGCTAGTAATTGATTAGCAGATCCAGAAGTAGCAGGAGCGTAGTCCGTACCAGACACAGCAGCCGCAATCACACCTGTAGAAGCCTTTAGCAGACCCGTGGTTGTCGCTGCCTTTATAAGTTTCCCTGTCGTGCTGTCAAAAAGCACAATCTGGTTATCTGTTGCAGACGCAGGCCCAACTACATCGCCAGACCCTCCACCCCCACCTGATACCGTATCCCAGCCTAGTGCAGTTCCATTCCACTTTAGGTATGAGTTAGTAACAGTTGGTGCTGCGACAAATGTTGTCGTTCCAGATGCAGACTGATAAGGGACTCTGTTAGCCGCTCCTCCTGCAAGGTTCGTGGCTGTGGTTGCAGATGTTGCGGTTGCAGCATTGCCTGATATGTCGATACCCCAAGTACCAGAAGCACCTGATCCCGTGGTAGATGGGACACTAAGGTTTGTACGAGCATCAGCGGCTGTAGAGGCTCCAGTGCCACCGTCAGCAACAGCAAGATCAGTGATACCTGATATGGTTCCACCTGTGATAGCTACCGAGCTTGCCGACTGTGTAGCAATAGACCCTAAGCCTAGATTGGTTCTAGCGTCTGCTGCTGTAGAAGCCCCTGTACCGCCATCAGCAATGGCAATATCAGTGACTCCTGTAATCGATCCTCCGGTAATAGAAACACTGGATGATGCTTGAGTTGCTATAGACCCTAAGCCTAAATTAGTTCTTGCTGTTGATGCAGATGCTAAGTCTGAAAGATTATTAGACCTAAAAGCATAAGTTGTATCTGCTCCAGTTGCAGTAATACCAAGATTGGTTCTAGCATCAGCGGCTGTAGAGGCTCCAGTACCTCCATCAGCTACCGCTAAATCTGTAATACCAGCGATACTACCACCAGTAATAGCAACAGCACTGGCTTCTTGGTTACCAAGCGAACCAACAATTTTCCGTACCGCAGCACCGTCACCAACATAAAGTTTTTTATCCGTGACATTAACTGCTAATTCTCTTTCAGCAAGCGTTAAAGGCTCTGCTGCCGCTGTGCTAGATCCTTTTATCTTGATCGTAGGCATTATTAATCCTCTTTGGTATTCTTAGTAACCTTTTTGGATTCTACTTTTTTATCTTCTTGTTTAACTTCTTCGTATTCTTGATGCTTACGCATCTGTTCAATGTCGTATTCCCACTCAAAGCCTACTACTGTTCCTGATACTTTACATTTAAAATAAACCATAGTAACCTCAATATATAATTAGAGGGGCTGTGTAGCCCCTCTATAGCCTATTTAGGCAGGTACTGCAATGGGGAACATCGAAGTTGGAACACTTGATAGATCACCCTTACGAAGGAGAGCAACACCGTAGAGCATGTCAGCGGTGTATAGCGTAGATAGATACTCTTGCTTATACTGAGTCTGCGAACGAATGCCCATTTGCTCTGCAAGTACTGCTGCATCTTTGTGGAAGATCAAAGCAATACGTGCAGCACCGGTAGCGGTATCACACTGAGGTGTAACAAACACTTTGATGCCATAGACATCACCGATTTGACCGTTACGGATGGTGTTACCACCAGCAGTTTCACCGACAAAAGCTTGCTCAGTAAAGCGAGCAATACCCATCAATGTGTTACGGCTGGAAGGAGGAACAACGAGAACACGATTATCCATAGGAACATCGTTGTCATCCAAACGCTGGATCATACGACGAATACCGCTATCAGTTAGTGCTGATGCGTTAGGAGATGCACTGTTGTAAGCAGTGCTACCATCACCACCAATGTATGCGTTAGCATAGGCAGCTGTACCAGCACCGTTGTTTGACGAACGACCAAGCTGGATAAGGTCGGTATCAACCTGACGAGCAAGTGCATAACCTGCGTCTTCAGTGTAGAAACGACGAAGTGAAGACAAAGCTTGTACTTCAACGATATCTTCGATGAAGCGGCTATATTCGAAGTGCTTGTTCAAAAGAACTTGAACTTCAGTCTCAACATCAGCCTGGATGGTAACAGCAGTATTAGCAGCTTTAGCAGCAGCAACACCACGGGTTGGAACGGGAATATGAAGTGTATCGCCTTTCTTACCTTTCATGCTCATCTTGTTGACGAGATTCGCCATAACAAGAGCTTTCTTGTAAGAAGCAACAATTTCATCTGACCAAATTTCAGGGATGAATTTATCCGCATTGGTCTTGTTAACGATGGAGGAACTACCTCCAGGATAAGTAACTGCAGCCATTTTAAACTTCCTTTAAAAATTAAGTTATCTAACACGTCCTTCAGCATATGCCTTCATAATATCTGGTTGAAGGTACATATAGCGATCAGGATCAGTCATTTGGAGCCGAATAAGATCTGCTCGACGATATATTTTATTGCTCGTTTCACCGGTACTACCACTAACTGCCATTGTAGCTGCTTTCAAAGTTTGTTCATTCTGCTGTTTAAGTTGCGTTGCTGCATTGTCTACAGCTTCTTTCTTAGCATTCTTAATAACTTTAAAAGTACTAAGCAACTCATTAGCAGAATCAAAATCAAATTGTTTATCTGCTGCTATCAACAATCGTTGACGTACTGGTGACTCGTTAACCCAACCAGCAAACTCAGGATCTTTTGCAATATCTAAGTAGTCTGGGTGAGCTTGAGCTAACCTGTTTGCAGTTTGCATTCTAGCCACTTCTGACGCAGCCATTTGAGCTTGACGTACAGCAGGGTGTGAGGAAACTGCTTTATTTACTGCCTTCACAGGATCGGCAAAAAAATCAACATCATCTTCGACGGCTGCAGGTGTTGTAGCCTGTTGTGGAGTGATTTGCCTTTTGATTAAAGAATCAGCCAGTTTACGAACTTCACCAACTTCTTGTGCTTGACGACCAATAAGCTTTTCAGCTTCTTGATGCATCCGTATAATATCGTCTAACGATTTACCCTTGTACTTCTCAGGGATCGCAGATTCTTCCTGAGTTGGTGCTTCTTCAGTTTTAGCTTCTTCAGCTTGAAATTCGTCTTGTACTTCTTCGTTATCAATAGAATCTACAAATTCAGCCATCTGCTTCTCCTAGTCGGGTTTAACCCAATTGTTAGGAATGTTAAAATGTCTAAGGTTACCCTTCATAATAGGACTTAGACTCCGCTACTTTGGTAGCTTCTATGTGGTTTTTAGTCCAACGATCTGCTGCTGTTGGGAAACTACCGCTATATCCCTCTAGTTTGATCCTTGGTGCTGTTAACCTCTTATACGCTACCTCATTACAGTGAGGGCAATCTACTGCACCCACCAATAAATCTACAAAGTGTTCACTCATGTGTCCTTGTGAGCACTCATAATCATTCATTACTTTCATGTTGGAGATCCTCGTAGACTTTTTCTGACATTGCTTTTAACGTCAGGAGCCAATCTAGGATGTCTAGTTGACCTTGTTTAAAGTAAAGATCTTCAGTTGTTTTGATGGAAGACACTTTATCAATGCTTTGTCTGATGTTCTGAGCATCTTCTAGTAGGTCAAACCACCCTTGTGATGCAAACATACTGAATCTATCTTCATAGTATCTTTGTAATTTTTCATCCATGTTGTAATTTTACCACATTTTTTTATTTTTGTCAAGTTTTTAGTTCATAGCATCTTGACGAGTTTGTTCTCTGACAATATTTACTTTAGAGTCTATGTCTTTCTCTTTCAACATCAACTCAGCAATTTTAACCCTACGTTCAAATTCTCTATTAGGATCATCAATGTTGGTAGACGCAGCTTGAACAATGTCAACACGTAGCTTTTCAGGCATCAATTGAGCCTCTACGGAGGCTTTTTGAGCTTCTGCTGTAGCTTTCTGTGCTCTGGCTTGTTTTTCCTGCACATCAGCCTGCTGAGTGGCTAATTGAAGCTGTGCTGATTGCTGTTGAAGTTGTTGTGCTGCAGGATCAGGTTGTGACATCTGAGTAAGTTGAGCTAACAATGATTCTCTGTTTGGTAAAGACGAAGATTCAATGATTCCTTGCAGTAATACTGGTGTAATAGGACTGTTTGGTCCCAGTGTTGACATTAAAGCCATCATTTGAGCCTGTTCAAACTCTCTAGCAACCATACCCATAGTAGCAGTAGCAACAAAATCAAAGTCTTTTACTGGGTAACGGTTAGGAGCAAACTGCATATAACGCCATGCAGCCTTTTGAACGAACGGAATAAGGAAATCTTCTTGGAAATTAATCAAAGCTCTACGATTTTTCTTTAACAAAGACCCTATAGCCATTGCTAAACCAGCTGTTGCTGCCTCTCCACCAGATACTTGAGCAGGTAAATTAGCTGAATCAAGTGTACCTGTAGCCTGAAGCATCATTCTTTCAAAGATTTGTGCTGTTTCGATGTTTGATTTGTCAGTAACACCAAACTTTAAAGGCTGTAGAATCTCACTAGGAGAGCCATTTGTTAGAATACTCTTTCCTGGTTTGATCTCAAACTTAAAGCCTCTAGGCATTCTTGTAGCATCCATACCCATCATAGGTGCTGATGTATAACCTAAGCTATCTACGTG